TATTTCAGCCCCATCATAAGCACTTGCAAGCAGTGATTCAATATCTCATCTACAAGTGCTTATGGTGGAGCTGCCGGGTACCGCCCCCGGGTCCAGCTCGTCGTTTAGCTTGTTTCAACGTTACATATATATTTATACACTAGTTTTTAAATTATGTCAACCTAAAATTAAGCTCATAGCAAACTTTTTTTCTTCAAAGGATTCTTCTTGTTCTTTATCGTCTGACTTTATTGGTTCTAGCCAGCTATCTGCAATATAGGCTCTTGGACTTGGCCCAAATTCTATGTTTAGATCCTCTGCTTCAATCCACCAGTAATTATCTGTGATAGGAGCCATACAGTTCATACCTCTAAACGTAAACAATGATCCTTGCTCAAATCTTCCAATGTGCTCTGCGACTTTTACAATACGACCTATGTTCTCTTGTCGTACACTTATTTTAATTACGGCTACATCGCCTTGTTTACATTTCATATTTTACCTTGTTGTTTTCGTGTTTAATTATCATTGCTGACAGTTCATCTGACTTAATTAGCCAACCACCTTCATTAACAATAAACACATCGCCTGGCTTGTACAAGCCCTTGTCCATTACTTCAGTTGGTGTATCGCCTTCGACTTTAAAGCCCTTACCTGGTAAGCTATTAATTGTATAATCTACCCACATCATTTTAATTTCTCCTTTTACAAAGTGTATAAGTAGTTATATGATATTCTGGATTGGATTTACTTTAATGGTATTGAACGAAGGCTTCGTTATTATGCGACATGTTCATCCTTGGTTTGCAAACAAAAGAGATCATCTAATAGCAACCTACGGTAAGAAGTGGAAAAGACTCCACGCAACACTTGACTACACCTGGATAGGTGGAGTTATATTAGGTATAACATTAGATCTATCTAATTGGAAGACATATGCTTCCGCACTTGCAATCTTTTGGGGAACTGTAGCTATCGGAGTCTACTTGCCATTATTAATTAAAAAATTAAGAAAATAAGGTTTTAGCATTTCCTGCTATGATCATACAACATGTAATAACGTGTAGTATGATCCAAAAAGAGCGAAAAGCCAAAGCCTTCCTCACATCTGATTGTGTAATTGGAAGAAACTCTGGCTTATCGTTGTCATCAATGCCTACAGGCATGCCAACAGTTCTAGCCCATAGTCTGAGCCATCGCCGTTGACCGCTCATTTACATTCCGTTCTTTTTATCTTGAATTTCTGCTCTACGTGATTTTGATAATTTACCTAAGTCACCTAGTGCTTTTCTTGCTCTTGCAGCCGCAGCTTTAACACTTTTATCTTCAAATGTTTCTGATTCTGATAGATAATTATTAAACGCCTGCACTATTTCTTCATGTATTGTCATGTTATTCTCCTATTAATGTTATTATATTATATACTAGTTTTTATGATTTGTCAACCATTAATCGCCGTCGGCAAAAACATCGCCACTACCAGTGTTTGCTGAGTTAGCTACCCAACTATCGTGGCCTGCTGTAGCATCGCCTTTGCGATGTACTTTAATGTTGTTTGCATACACTGTGCCGCTACCTGCACTAGCAGGATCACCACACGATGTTTTATCACCTATCCTAACAACCTTTTCTTCGTTAACATACACATCACCTGAACCGGCAGTGTAGGCTGTTTGGTGGAAAGCACCAGGTGATGGACTCGCATGCCCAACGTGCTTGTCTTTGTTTGTTCTTACAACAGCCGGCATTATATAGTATATCCTGAGCCGTTGTAATTTGTATCTTCAAGGTATGCAAGCATTTGTTCATAACCTCCAACTTTATTGCTACCAACAATAATTTGTGGAAATGTTCTTGCACCTGGAAATTTTTCAAATACTTGTTCTCTAGTAAAGTCTTTACCAAGTTCTTTGTATTCGTACTGTAGTTGTCTTGACTCACATGTTGCCTTAGCCTTCATGCAACTTGGACATGCTGGCTTACCCCATATTGTTATCATAAACTAAATCCTTTCAATGAATCCTTGTCTACATCTTGTTTGATGCCACCGATAATATAAGACTCTACTTCTGTTTCCTGAGGAGCAACTTGTAGGCCTGATGAACTCAACCAATGCTGTGTCCAAGGTAGTGGGTTAGTGTTTACAGGCTGATTAAAAATTGCTTGCATACCAAGCGCCTTCAACCTGCGGTTAGCAATATATTCAACATATTGATTTAAAAGTGCGGCATTCAAACCAATCATTGAACCGTCTTTGAACAGATAGTCTGCCCAATCTTTTTCTTCTTCAACACACTCGCGCCAAAGATCATAAACTTCTTCTTGACACTCTTTAGCAATACTTGCCATCTCTGGATCGTCTTTACCTTGTCCCCAGATTTTTAAAACGTGTGTACTAAGTGCTAGGTGTTGTGCTTCATCTCTTGCAATAAGGCTAATAATCTTAGCACTGCCTTCCATTAGTTTTAGTTCTCCAAAACCAAATGTACAAGCAAAACTTACATAGAAACGCAAGCCTTCTAAGATGTTTACAGTATGCATAGCAAGATAAAGTTTTTTCTTAACATCACGCATGTTGCCTTCTTTACGGTGAATAAAGGCATCTGCAGCTTCTGTAAATGCATCGTAGTGTTTAGTTACACTAGTTGCTCTTGCAATAATCTTTTCGTCATCTAAGATAGTGTCAAACACTTCGCCTGGATCAGCATACACGTTTTTCATAATATGTGTGTAGCTACGTGAATGAATTGTTTCAAAGAAATCCCAAGTAACAATACATCCTTCTAGTTCAGGAAGTGAAACATGCGGCAAAAATGCTAGGCATGGACCACGTCCTTGGACACTGTCGAGCAGTGTTTGATACTTTAAGTTAGCTGTAAAGATATGCTTCTGCTCTGGGCGGAAGTTTGCAAAGTCAGCTCTGTCTTTTTGTAGACTTACTTCTTCTGGTCTCCAAAAGTATCCTAGCATAGTTTGATTTAGTTTATCAAACACAGGAAACTTAAATGTATCATATCTCTGCGTGTTCATATCTGCTCCGAAGAACATATTTTGTTTTGTAAAATCTACTTTTTCTTTATTAAAAACTGTCTTTGCCATGTCACTTTCCTTATGTGTGTAACTGTATACTACTATACTTTATTCATTATGTCAACGATTAAATTGCACAAGAGTCGCAATATTCATCATATTCGTTGTCGGTGCCTTGAAACTCAGCACGTTCAACAGGCGAATCTTTTACATTATCGTGCCAACCTACATTGTGTGCTGGATCGTCTATCAGTTCACTTGGATCAGTCTTGTAATCATAAGTGTTTTGATAGTAGCTTGTCTTCCATCCCATCTTATACGTGGTCAATAAGTCCTGAATCATTTGACTCATTGGAACTTCATTGTTTTCGTAGTGAGTTGGATTGTAACTCCAGTTGCCGCTAATAGCTTGGTCGAAGAACTTCTGCATAACCGCAACAGTATTTATATATCCTGTATTGTTCGGCATCTCCCATAACAATGTGTAGTGGGCTTTTAGTGTATTATACTGCGGAACAATCTGCTTAAGAGGCCCTTTCTTTGACTTCTTAACGGACAAGTATCCTCTAGGTGGTTCGATTCCATTGGTAGCGTTCGACACAACGGAACTGCTCTCTGAAGGCATTTGTGCGGACAAAGTGCTGTGCCTGAGACCGTGTTCTCTAATGCTCTTACGTAGACTATCCCAATCATGATTTAACTTGTGCTCCACAATAGTATCAACATCTTTCTTGTAAGTGTCGATAGGCATGATGCCGTCGCTGTATTTAGTACGGCTAAACAACTCACATGCACCGCGCTCCTGCGCTAATTTGTTGCTGGCTTTCAGTAAATAGTATTGGAATGATTCTGATAAATCATGTACAAGTTTCCATGCTTGTGGATCTGCATAGTTTACTTTGTTCTTTGCTAAGAAGTGTGCTAGTCCAATGTATCCTACACCCAGACTACGTCTTGCTTTTGTTGACTTCTCAGCTGCTTTAATTGGATACTTTTGGTAATCAATAATTTCTTCTAATGCTCTAACAGCAAGATCACATAGCTCTTCCAAATCATCTAACGATTTAAGTAGACCAACATTGATAGCACTAAGAATACATAAAGCAATTTCACCTTCTTCGTCGTCAATATGATTAAGTGGCTTAGTTGGCAATGTAATCTCTTGACACAAGTTACTCATGTATACTGTGTCTTTGAATGAACTGTGTGTATTACAGTGATCGACATTCATAATGTAGATACGTCCTGTTTCTGCACGTTCTTTGATTAATGCTGAGAACAGTTCCATTGCTGAAATAGTTTTCTTCTTAATACTGTATGCACGTTCGTACTTTTCGTATAATTCTTGGAACACTACTGGGTCACCAAAGTATGCATCATACAAACCTGGCACATCGTGTGGCGAGAACAAAGTTATATCGCCCCCAGATAACAATCGTTCGTACATAGTTTTATTAAGCTGAATTGAATAGTCTAGCTTGCGTACACGATTATCCTCTGTACCCTTGTTGTTCTTTAGAACAAGAATGTCTTCAATTTCTTGATGCCAAAACGGGAAGTGTGTGGTAGCACTCCCACCTCGTACACCATTTTGTGTACAACATCTTACTGTCGCTTCAAACTTCTTTAGGAACGGGACAATACCTGTGTGTGCTACTTCTCCACCCCTGATGCGTGAGTTGACGCCTCTGATGCGGCCCGCATTGATGCCGATACCCGCTCGTTGTGCAGTGTATCTACCAATCGACATATCGCTTGCGAAGATACTATCAAGGGTATCGTCAGCGTCAACAAGGACACACGAAGCAAACTGTCGCACAGGCGTTCTGACTCCGGCCATGACTGGCGTTGGGATATTAATTTTAAATAATGAGGTCGCATCGTAATATCTCCTTACATAATACATCCTATCTTCTTTAGGATAGTTGGCGAAAAGTGTGGCCGCAATCATCATATACATGAACTGGGGAGTTTCAAATATTTCATTTGATGAGCGATCCTGAACTAGGTATTTGTCTACAACTTGACGCAAGCCTGCATAGGTAAAGTTCTCATCACGCTTATGTCGAATGTAACTATCTAGTGTAGCAATTTCTTCTTCTGTGTAACTTTCTAATATAGCAGGATCATATACACCACGTTCAATATTTCTTTGGATCATGTCATAAAAACTAATAGCATCATATTCACCAAAAACTTGTTTGTTTAAGGTATATGCTAATAATCTAGCAGCCGCATACTGGTAGTTTGGAGCATCTAAATTAATTAAATCATTTGCACTACGGATAAGAACTTCTTGTATTTGACTAGTTGCCATCCCATCATAAAATTGTAGGTTAGCGTTCATTTCAATTTGACTTGCACTCACCCCTGCTAGATCTAAACAGGCATGCATAACTACTTTATGAATTTTATCGATATTTAAGTGTTCTTTTGAACCATCGCGTTTGACGATCATTGTTCCGTTTGACATATTTTTTTTCCTCTTCGTTCTCTATTGTTTGATATTTATTGTAATTTGGGCATGCGGTATTTCTTCTTGATTGCTAGTTCATCAGGTTGAGATTTGGCATAATGTTCCACTCCAATTGGGTAACCAATTAATGTTTTGTCTACGTATAGCAAGTAATTATAGGTTGAATTTTTATTGTCTATAACGATATGTATCTCAAAATTCTTCTCTGAAAAACGGTCTGTTAACTGTAAAGAATAGCATATAGCTAGTACGATACAGAACTCACAATATTGATTCTCTTGTATAAGTTCCCAAGGAGTTGGCCATACCGTTTCGTCCCACGGATCTGTATGAATACTTACTATAGGAGCCTGACTGTATAAGTCAATAACATCTTGTATTGGATCTTTTGCTGTTTCTAAAGTTTTTCTAAACTCGGACCATACTTGAAGGCGTTGGTCGTTATTTTTGTCAAACATTATTCACCTGTGGCATCAATATTTGTTTTTGACAGTGTTACCTTAAATTCTATTTGTGACAAATCGTCACTAGGCATAGTACTACCTATGTTTACGTCAATAGTTTCATCTATTGTATCTGCGTCAGCATCTTGGACAAGTATATTAAATGATATATCATCTTCGTATGTTGAAGTTCCTGTATAATTTTGAGTATCAGTAACTGTTGCTGTTTTATCTTTACCGTTTAAGTTAATAGTAAGAACTCCGGACCTATAAGCTGAATAGTTTCTACTTGACACTTGGTAATGAATATCAAAACGTTGACTTGCAACATCAGGTTCAGCAGCTAATCTAAAACGTTTTTGATGTATAATACCGTTATCACCAGTACCTGTTCTTGTTATTGTATTTAATGTATGTGTTTCTCCAAATACTATATCAGCAGGTCCTTCTATTTCTGGAAGATATGCTACGCCGTCCCAGTAAGTAGAATTGTAGGACAATACCGCTGTTCGACTAAATGTTTCGTGGTCACTTGAGTTTCCTGACTGTACAAATTTAACAACACTAACGGCAGGAAGATTTTCTGCACTACCATCGTTACCACACAGTTCATAATTATTATTTGACAAATAGTTCTTTGTTCCATACTTGGCCCAGACAGCATGTTTGTTAATATTTAAAAATTCACAATGCATAATTGTATTTTTTAAAGGACCAGTTTGTTTGCCGCTGTTTGCTGTTAAATCTAAACTTACTAACCCAGCTCCAAAAGCTATTCCGTATGCGTTATTTGTAAACGCACAGTCTTTTATTTGATTGTTACGTGTGTCCCAATCACTATATAATGCATATTCAAATCCTTCTACCTTACAATCATGAAACTTATTACCGCTAGATTCAACAGTTCCGTTTAAGCTATTAATTTCTACACCTATCGAATCAGCATTAGCAGCATCTCCGCTCGTCCACGGACCCTTCAATTTTACATCAATAAATTTGCTGTTTTTACAGCTATCTAAAATTAAAGCCTTGTTGATAACAGTTGTTTCTAATGTTATTCCTTGAATATTAATATTTGTTGCTTGATTTAATGTTGTACTAGTTGCATCACTTGCAGGAGTACCTACAGTACTTGTACTGTTGACAGTTCTAAACAACGGCTTGTTAGTTGTTAATGATCTAATTACTGTTTTGTCACTGCCGTCTCCAACAATAGTTGTGTATGGAGGAATATAAATTGTATCGTCTATTATATATTCGCCAGCTGTGAGATGTAATTTTACCCTACTTCCAATTGACCCTTTGATTGCATCACTAAGATAAAGTTGATCAATAGCTGTTTGAAGTTTAGCTGTTGCAATCTGTGTAGTTTGACCTGTAAGTCCAAACGATTTACCGTTTACTGTATCATCTAATCTTGTCTGTAATGATCTTGTTACAGGAGTTCCACCTGCGCCGCCTGTATCCATCCAAGCATCTTCAGCTCTGTATGTATATGTATCTGCTAGATCGAATATGTTATCGTATTGTGTTAAAACCTTTGTATTACCTACAGTAGGTGCACCTTCACTTACAGCACCGTTACCTATAAATAACTCTCTTGCATCAACTGCCCAACCTAACTCACCTGAAGCAAGTTGAGGTATGCCGCTACCTGCGTTTTTTTGTCCTCTACGGACTTGTATTCTTGATATTTGAACTACAGCCATTTCATTCTCCTGTTATACATATTTATCCGTGTTTCTCATAATATGTATATACTCTGTTGTACCATTCAGTACGCCAGTCGTCATATTCATGTGGCCATACATCAAATTGCTGATATGTTTCTCCACCAAGTTCCATACCATCATCTCCGCGACTACACATAAAGATATGTCCTTCACGTATATTAGTGCCGTAGATTTCGTTGTGTGCTTCTGCATATGCTACTAGCTGTAAGAAGTAATTTTGTACATACTCTAGCTTCTTGGGCTTATTAGTCTGTTTAAAATCCATAATACAGTCTTGGCCTTTGTACTGTCCTACAAGGTCAGTAGTGCCTGCATACATTTTTGGAACATATAAGGCAACTTCGCTACCCCAAATCTCGTTAACATCACACATGGCATGTTTAACTACTTCCTGTGCCATCTTGTGTGCTTTCTTAGCAAACGGATTGCCACCTGGTGTAGGTAGCTCACCAAATTCAACATAGTCTTCAAGATACTTGTGCATACGTGTGCCAACACCTGCGGCCTCAGTAACAATCTCTTGTGCTTTCTTTTCACCTACACGCTTGCGCCAAGCCATAAGTCCTGACTTGTCACTTGTTGCATCAAGGATAGTTGTAACACTAGCCACAGCACCACCATCGGGTGTCATGTACTTGCGTTTGCCGTCTATTTGTTTACGGTCGATTGGTTTGTAGTCGTACTTACTCTGTATTAGTGTTGTCATGTATTTCCTGCTTAAAGTCAATAATAAGGCAACGGCGTGTTGATGTTGTAGGATATGCTCCGTGGAATATAGCACCTTCCATTGCAACAAACTTGCCTGCCCAATAAGGATATACTTGTACCAGTTGATCACCATCAGGTTCAGAAAAGATAGAGTATAGGGCGCCGTTACTTGTGTTTTCGCTTTCGTTAGTATCAAAATATAATATTGTGCTTATAATATTATATCTATAAGAATGGCTATGCAATGCTTGCCAGCCACCGGGATTATAAGTTATAGTCCATGCATGATCAAGTTCCCCTGCACTTACAGGAGACTGTTGTTCTGCTAACAATTCATTAGTTCGTGTACGTACTATATCAGCAACGTCTTTGATTTCTTCGTTGTTATAATAATGTTGAATGCCATTGTTGGTTGCTGTAGTCTGATCAGAATCTCTGTTGTCTTCCAACCCGTCAAACAGATACTCTAACTTTTCATATCCTGGAAAGTCTGATTCAATGGCCCATTGTTGAAAGTTAAATGCACTAAGAAGTCGGGTCATCGGTATCTCCTAAGTCATATTCGTCCCATCGATCCATAAAAGGATCCATTGCATAATAAGGGTCTACAGTTGAGTTAAGATCATCTTCGGCTGTGATTGTTGTAACTTCTGGTACAAAATGTTTCACCATATTTTCAACACCCATTTTTAAAGTAAGTGTACTGCTTGCACATCCACTACAGGCTCCACCAAGAATTAATTTTAGATGTCCGTCTTCATAACTTATAAAATCAATCTGGCCGCCATGTTCTGCCACAGCAGGTGCAACGTTTTTTTCTAATACATATTTAATTTGTTCGATGATCTCATCGTTTGTTCGCATGTTATACTCCTATATTATAACTAGTATAACATAAAATATAAAAAGGTCAAGTGTTATTTTAGAGGTTGTCGCCTAAATCTGTAGCTGATTTAGCCATACTAGATACAGCATTAGGATCTGCTTGACCACTAGCTACTGGACTATCTGATGGTGTTTCTTTTGTTTTAGGTTCAATACCCTTTTCACTAAAGTTTGCAACCATTGTTTTAACTCTAGCATCTGTGTCATATGCAGCTTTAAACGTTTCGTAATCAAACTGTTCGCCGCCTACATTTTGCATAATTTTGTTTAAGTCTAAATTACGTGAATCAGTACGTATGTCGTTTGGTTGAGGTTTATCAAAGTGTAAGAATAGTTTGTCGCCGTTCTGATCAGCTTGACCGATCAGTGTTCTTAATACATGAACAAGTTTAGGAGAAGCTGTAAGTCCTGCTTCACTTTCTCCTGCTTCATTGATAATGTCGGACATCAACATAGTTGTATCCTTAGTTTCTGCTTGAAAGTATTGTGCCTAGTCTACGTGAACGTTGGATCGATTCGCGCTTTGCTCTGCCTGCTTCGTCTTCACCACCAGCTGCTGGAGCTGCTGCACCCATGCCGTCATCGTCCATTGCTGGTTCATCTGCATCAATAGTTGGTTCCATATCCATATCTGGTTCCATAGCAGGCTCATCACCCATAGCACCCATTGCCTGTTCTTCACCGGTTAACATACCAACACCTTGTGTTAGTGCAACTCTAGTTCCTTCCATTGCTGTGTACAATGATTCTAAGCCAGGCTTCACTGTGTTTGTGAATGCTTCACTTTGTTGTGCGCCCATTTCGTCTCTGATAGCATCTGCTAGTTCTAACATTGATTCACTTTGCATTTCTGCTGTGTCTTCCATCCAACCAGTTAATCTATCTACCATGTCTTTTGCTGCCATTACTATTTCAGCTTTGTCTTCTTCACCTTCTAATAAAGTGTTGAAGTAGTTATTGATAATTGTTTTACCTTCGTCTATATGTTTTGATTCTTTCATGTAGTCTGACTCCTTTACCCAGCAATCCTGTGTAGGATCATTACAATCGTTTTTGCAATCTGTTGTTGGCTTACCAAATGTATCACCACACTCTTTACATACTGCTTTTCCTTCGTCTATATGCTTTGATTCATTTTTCTTTTTAAGGAATGCTGGCTTATCGTCTGATTTATCATCTGGCGTACCATTGTCATCCATTGGCATCTTGCCGTCTTTTGGCTTCTTTTCTTTAGTATCTTTAGCTGCTGGCTTCTTGCCTTTTTTCTTATCTAGCATTGCTTGAAACGCTGCTTTTTGTGCTGGACTTTGTGATTCATCAATATCAGCTCGCTCACTTATTGCCGTATTAAGAATATCAAGGAAGAGTTTATTCTTACTGTAAGTTTTATTTTGTGGTAAGCCTGAAAAACTTTCGTTAGTTTCAATATCGCTTAATTTTGTTCTTAGCTTGTTTCTAGCATCTTGAAGTTGCTCAAGTGTAAAAGACTCAATGTTAACTTTCGTGCCATACTTTTTGGCCATTGTTTCGTTTAGTGTCTTTGATGTGACAGGCTTATTAATATCATGTATGTTCATATCTAACTCTTCCTAGTATAAATGTTGTTATAGTTATTTATCACCGTTAACTGAATATCATACAGTCAAGGTGGCGCTTGGCAGCTTCTGTGCGTATTTTTGCAATATCTAAGCGTGTATTGGTAATATCCCTCTTCATTTCGTCCTTAGTTGTGCGTAATGTGTGTGAATAAAACATTGCATCAGCAAAATTCTTTTCAATTACATGATCTAAATCTATTGCTGTTGTTGTAACGTTGTTTCCTTTAGCTAAGTTCCTTGCTATAGCAACGGCTGCTGTTTTGCTAAAAGTTGTAGCAATATAATCTTTTGTTTTTAAATCGTGTATATTGAAGCCTTTTTTGTTCTTACGTATCACTAAACTACCAATACGGATACTGTTACCTTTAGCATAGGGAAACATGCTTGGGTCTATGTTTTCTTCAATTAATTTTTTAAGTTCTTCTAATAAATCAGGGTTCATTTTTAGCAACCATTATACCTTCTTTGGATCGTATTTTACTTACCAAACTCTTACGTATAAGGTTGTTTATAATGACTTGCTGTCGTTCGCCTAATGATGCAAACGGAACCATACCTTCGAGCTGGGTTAATTCTTGCTGTTCTTCATTTGTAGTATAGATATCAAAGCTATCTATAAGTTCGTTCAATTTCATTTTAGTGTTGCCATTTGTGCTTGTAAAGTTTTCTTTTGATCATCTAATGCTCTAATCTGATCTTGTAGTTGCTTTCTTTGCACTTGTATGTTTTTTCTACGGTCAGCTTCTGCTTTTGCTGGATCTTGTGGTGGTTGACCTGCTGGCATTGGCGCGGCAGGATCAGTTCCTGGTGTTGCTGGATTAGAATTGCCAGGTGTGGAGTTGGCTGGTAACGGAGTACCTGTACCCGGAGGTGCTGTAGACATTGGATTAGGTGTTACTTCGTTCATTTTCATACTCTTGACCTCTTTCTTGGTTTATTTAATTTTCTAGTTCTTTTTGCACCAGCGGCTGATCTTTTAGTAATCTTAGTTTTTGCAGCAACCAAACCTCCTTTGGCTATGCGAGTCTGTTTTAATGTGTTACTTGCTTTAATATTTAAAGGTGCATTACATGCCGCAGGACTTGCTCGAACTTGTCCTTTACGTGGCCCGTATGTACATCTAAATTTAAGACTTGGACTCTTTCCAGGGCGTCTTTGATACGCTCTTGATGTTATTTCAAACACATTCATCTTCTTTTATTCATCCCTTTGGCTAATCTAATACTTGCAGGGTTAGTACGCTTTGTACGCTTTGCTTTACGAGCCATCTTGCCACTGAGTCTAGCTCTTGTACGCTTCATTACAGCACGTTTCTTTGTGTCCATAGGTGCAAAACATGCACTTGGTGATGCTACAATACGTCCATGACGCTGTCCGCCCGTGCATCGGTATTTGCGAACAAGGTTTGTACCCTTACGTGCCCATATTTGTTTCTCTTCTAGAGATGTGAAGAATTCTCTTAATAACATGCAGTTATTTATACGTTTATTGTAATGAAATGAGTAGAACGACTATTGTGGAAAGTAAGCCTGCTACGATTGTACCAGCAGACCCGATAATAACTTTAGTCATAGATTTTTGACCAGCTGTGATGTCTACATGTATAGCACTAACCTTTGTCTCAATTGTAGTCAGACGTCCTTCAAGATTCTTATAACGTTGCTCACATAAATCGACGTGTGCTTCTAAGTTTTGTTTTTCTAATGCTGTAGGCATGTAAGTTATTCTCCCGTATTATTATTTATCAATTCTTCGAACATAATGTTCTTATCAGAGACATGTTTTGTTGAAAAAATACTGTTTGTGTTTGCCGCTGTTTCATCTAAATTTGTTATTACAGGTATTAAATCAAAGTCTTCAATCATCATATCCGTTGCTAAAGCACCTTCGTATGTGTTCTCAAACTCAAACTCCCATACCCGTTGCTTGCCTTTTATAGCACTTCCAAACTTATGTTTACGTTTGTCAACATCTATAATAGACTGTGTACATTTTAGAGGCTCAACATTTACTCGCAATCCTATGGTCTGAAACATAGTATTAAAGTTAGCTTGTTGATTTTCTTTTTTCTTGTCTTCACCGCGTCTAGCATTTGTTTGTGAAATGTCGACTACAGTTGTGATTTTAAATAGCATACACTTACTTATAGTCATAAAAAAAGGCCCACTTAAAAAGTGAGCCTTTAATGTTAAGTTACAGTTAAGCTATTAAGCTACTGCGAAACTTGCTGCTGCTGCTACAGTTGTATCTGTACCAATGCCGGATAGTTGTACTAAACGTGCTTTGATTGAAGCTGCATCACCGTGATGACCGTCCATGATCACACTCATTACGCCTGTTCCGTCATTAATAGCAAATGCCATTATTGGATTTAATTCTCTAAGAATTAAGTCATAAGTTGAACCATGTGCTGCGTCTACTGCACGTAGATCTACTGGAGCATCATCTGTTCCATCTGAAGCACTGTCTAAACTGATTAAAAATCCGTTAATTTGTGCTGTTTTTTCTAAAGTACCGACTGCGTTAGCGCCGCCGTTTACTGGGGTTACGTCAAAAGTTGCCATTGTATTTCTCCTGTTATCATAAATGGACCAGCACCCTCTGTGCTGTTCTTGTATATGTATTTAGTCTCTAAGGAAAAAAACCTAGTCTTTGGTGCTTTTTTGGGCTCTTTTGTGTAAAACACGTAATTGATTAATAAAAGCTGGTCCTGCACGTACAATATCGTGTACCATCTTTATAATAGGAAAATAAGCTATAATAAAATTACTAGGCACACTTGCACCTCTACTAGCTAATTGAACAACTCTTTGTGCTTGCATTAAATTCTTTGTACCAACTAAAAATCTATAATTTATCATATCCTTTGAAGCTATTGGCATGTCAGGTAAACTAATAGTTGGTTCGTTATCTTTAACTAGTCCTGTTTCGAAATTACCTTCAACAGCTAGTTTTTCTAAGTTATCTATTATGTCACTTGATCTTAGTTTAGCTCTAGTTGCATACAACAATCTTGTAACATTTTTCTTTTTGTCAAGAGCTGTAAGACTATCAAAGTTTCCTATTGCTCTACGCATATTCTTATAGTCTTGATTAACTATCTTTAAAGATGATTCAGCACTAACAAGGATTGAAAGTGCATTCGCTGGATTGCCACCTTTCCCTACAGTAGTAAGATAGCCGTTAATCTGCATTGTAGACAGATATGTTGTTTTACGCATTACTTTTGCAGCCGCAGGATTCTTTAATTTATCTTGAGCTGAATCGCCGCCTGATACAAAATACATAAAATTATATAAGTCAGTACCGCTGGCTTTAAAACTATCATAGTTTGAATAACGTGTTGTGCGACTTGTATAGTCTTTTATTGATTGATTGTACTTTGGGAACCTTCTTAGTAAATCAACAATTAACAAACTTAAATATAGTCGTTCACAGCAATCTGTGTACGTGAGAACACGCAGGTTGTTCCCATCTCGGGTCATCCTTGCTTCATGTATCTCTTGTATAAAATCCATTACTGGCCTTTAGCAAATTTGTCAGCGTCTCTATCTATGTCTGCATCAGATGGTGAGTCAAATTCATCTTCATCTCCATCGTCTTTGTCATCTAGTCCACCGTCGGCATGGTCTTTTGCTATATTAGCTTTATGCTTACTAATTTCATCTGCATGGTCCATTAATTTTTTAATAACGGTTGATGAAACTCCTGTTTTTTGTACAAGTTCTGCTAAAGAACGAGCGGCAAACAATGCTCCAAAACGTGATAGTTCGTTGCCTACCTTAGACATTGTATTTGATAACTCCATATCCTTCTCAGTTACAGCTTGGTTCATTAAAATTCTACCAAGGCTAGCTAATTTAGCTTGTTGTGGAGTCAATTCTGCTGACTCAGTTATAATATCGTTCATTTTCATTTTTTTGGTTCCTTATCGTTGTATTGATCTATTTGCTTTTGTAAAGCCAGCTCTAGGTACTAGTTTTATATCACCATCTGGGTGTGCTAGTACATATCCTTCTCCGCCCGATGCATGTGCATCTTTGGATACAGGACCGTGGTCACCTATTTCTGCTGTTACTTCTGCGTCATGACTATCAAACTGGTTAATTATTTTGTCTTTGATTGTCATAATACCTGAAACAACTTTCCACATAGCATCAAAATGTTGTTTATGTTGTCCAACATATTCTGCTATTTTTTGTTGTTTCTTACCACTGACTTTACTTGTTTTTATCCATTGTAAAAAGTCAGCGCCTATATTATCTAATCCAGTATCTACTTTACTGTTTAGGTAATTATAAAATATTTTTGGTAAGTCTTTCATTTGCATTTGTGTTAATGTATTAACATCTAACATACTATCAATGCCTTGTGCATTTGCTGCTACCACAGCTTTAAGTTGGTTTATATCGTCATCATCTATTTGCGCAGGTTTAGACACTGTTACGCTAGGTACTATGAATACTTCATTTCCCTGCATCATTAAATCTTTTGGTACAGGAGATTGACTTCCTTGTTCGTCTAGTAATCTATGTACTACAACACCTGTAGTTGACTGTGCCATACGCTTGCCTAAATCACTGTTAACATCTACTTTATATGTAACAATATTAGGAGTAAACGTAAATCTACCATCAATAATTTCTGGTGTAGTATAATATAACAAGTCACCTAACAAATAACCTTTAAAGTCTTTAGGAGTTGCTTTTTCGTATTGACCAAAGATAGTTTGCATACTATTAGCAAACGCAATACGCTTTGGATCTTCTCTATTAGCTCCACCGCTTCTATTAAGCAAGTGATTAGCAAGGTCTTTGCCATTGGTTGCTCTTTCAACTCCACCTGATTTAACAAAGCCAGATTTGTCTGTGAGTACAAACTCACCAGCTTCATTTCGACCAAATACAATAGCCGGGGAGCCGTCCCACTTAACTGTTACATCTGTGTGACCACCTTGCTCTAATTGCTTTAAAGATTCTAAAGCTCTTATTGCACCTCTAGATCCTTCATCAAATATAATATCTTCTGCATGGTCAATGCGAGCACCTTCTTTTAATTTTATTCTGTTTTCAACTAAACGTAGTTCACGGTATCTCATTAACCTACACCCCTAATGTCGTCTAGGCCTTGAAGAGCAGCTTGAGCTCCTATGCCTGCTTTATTATCTAGTACACCGGCGTATGCACTGCCGCCTGTTGACTTTGGAATACCTGCCCAAGTACCTGCTAGTCTATTAAGAAAGTCTTCGTTACTCATTGATCCGCTTAACCATTTGTCTAATCCGTGATTAGCACGTAGATGAAAGATAGCTATCTCATCTTGTAACTTAGCATCAAATATTTCTTTTGAAGTATCAAGTCCCATTTGTCTTGTTACACCCTGTAATGTTTTTCTAATGTATTGATAGCGTCCACTTGCACTTGATCCTGAGGATCTTCCTCTTTCTCGTTGGTCAGCAACTAATTCGTCTATAGTCATGCTTAGTATCTGTGGCCTACGTTTACCTGGATACACCGCATCGTATCGTCCACCCGACTCAGGTCCTGCTATTAAGTCTAGTACTTGGCCAACCTTGCCTTGTGTTACACTATCTTGTGATACTTTTCCTAGTTCGGAACGTTTGTTTGATGAAACAGAACTAGCATATGTGTTTTTTTCTTTTGGAATATTACCTGAGCTTACACCTGCGACAGTTTGCAACGACTTAGTATCAATTTCTTGACCATTACCCTGTATGTTATAATCTTTCTTAAATGCTTTGACAGCTCTTGCTGTCCTTGGACCATACTTGCCATCTGCACCTGTACTACCTACACTGTATCCTGCAGATTGTAATGTCTTTTGTAATTCTTTTACTGCATCCATGTCTTCTGGTGGATAAGGTGGTCCCATTTGTAACCCACTACTAATTTTATCGACTTGTGTATTAGTATCGTCTGAAAATAATTCTCTTAACCTCATGAGATCATTACCGTGCTGTTAAGAGTGAGGCCACTTAATTCTCTAATTCTTGCTAGTTGCTTATCTTCTAAAGTTTGTACAGCTTCAGGAAGTTTCTTGCCAGCCTTCTCTAATTGGAATTCAAACTGTGCAATTAGTTCTTCGTAGTTTGGTTCATTCTTTCTTAAGAACGCAATCATACTTTCAACAGTGTGAGTGTCTTCTTCAGTTGCCCCTTGGCCTAACAATAGTGGAGAAATCTTATCCCATGTGTCGGCAATAACTGCATCGCCGTTGTTAGGATCAAGTAGTCCAAACTTAGGACTCATCTTATATCCGCGTCCTCTTGCTAGACTTGCTAGTAGCATTGCTCTCAATGCACCACCGTATTCTTCTGTTCCACCACGCTTGGCTCCACGTTGGAATTCAGGCTTTAGGGAAAACATAAAGTCTGTTTGTACAAAGCCATTGTTAGCATCGCCTTTTATAGGAGTACGAAAGTGTACTTGGTCGCCTGCATTATGAATCCAACCGTCTTGCTTAGAGCGGCCTTTGTTCATTATGTCTGCATCAGCAATACCTTGGCTCTTACACCATACTGTTAATTTATTAATAATGTCTTGTTTGCTTACTTCGTTTTCGTCTATGTTAAGATCTAAGTCGCCAGAAGAGTTAAGTTCAAACTTTCCACTGGGATGATTCTTCTTACCAGTTGTGCCTAGTAAGTCTTGTTCGTCAATTTCAAAACCAACAACCTTTTCAATCCATTTGATAGTAGGGTCTACATCAGCTGTTGCAATTCGCTGTGCTATTAATTCTTTCTCTGGCTCTGTTTTAAATACGTTGCCACCTTCACTTAGTATCATTATTCTTTGCCTCGATTACTTTTGCGATACCCCGTTTAAATTTCTTAGGATCACCGCTTTTAATTGCATTTATAAATCTACGTTCTAGTTCCCCAGCTGTAGTATCATCGTATGTACTACTAATTCTATTGATTAAATTAATACTACTTTCAATTAAATTACTTGCTGTAGCTTCAATTAGACGATCATTGCCGTGATTACGGCCTAGTTCATTTAATTCTTCTAATATAGATCTTGTGCGTTTTTTCATGTTATTGCTCCGTAATACTATTTAGCGTTCTTATAAATATACTATTAATAGATGGAGGAGGGCTTATGAGTATATCAACAATGAATTTCAAAGAAAGATCCTTACTTTTTGCTAAGTTATCAAGTATAGCATATAATAACACCAAAGAAGCAAAGAGTCAAGTAAAGAAATTAGGGTTTACAACAACAGAGTTTTACGAAAAGGACGGTGCCCAGGCATATCGTTTCATGAACAAAGACGATTTAGTAATTGCGTGTCGCGGCACTCAACCTACAGAGTTTAATGATATTAGTGCAGACTTAAAGGCACTACCAGTAATAGCAGAAACTATTAGTAGAGTGCATCAAGGGTTCAAAGATGAAGTAGACGAACTATGGCCAGATATATGCGAAGACATCAATCGCAAAGCAAACTTAGGCAAGACACTTTGGTTTTGTGGACATAGTC